AAAGATTTGATTGCAGACAAGAACCGCATGGCTGATGTAGAAGGTGCTATCAAGCATATCGTCCACAACACAGGCTATATGCAGTTCCACCTAGATGACGCTGATGCTGAGACTCTAGTGGATCAGATCAGGGTTCTAACACAAGTCTATGGATGTCAGTATGTCTTCTTTGAACCCATCCAAGATGTTGTCACAGTCTCTTCTGACGATAGTAAAGAAGCACTACTTGCCGATTTGTCTGTCCGCCTGTCTAAACTTGCTGCCGACCTCAATGTGGGGATCGTTACTATTGGACATACTAATGACAATGGTGATTTCAAGTATTGTCGAATGATTGGTCAACGTGCATCAGTCATCATTGACCTTGAACGTGACAAAGAAGCAGACAATATGGTTGACAGGAATACTACACGACTGATAGTCAAGAAGAATCGACCTATCGGTTCAGAGGGTCTAGCTGGTGAACTTAGCTTTGATGCTGATACGTTCACCCTTAGTGAAAAAGGTAGCTGGTGAAACCAGCAGAGAAGGGAAGTTGGGAGTAAATGAAAGTAATCGTCCTAGACAGTGAAAGCGATGGTCTGTGGGAAGATGCCACCAAAATCCATGTCCTGTCTTGGACAGATGATGGTATCAGCCATAAGTCTACAAATGACTATGACAAGATGCGTGAGGTGTTGTGTGCAGCAGATACTAAGTTTGTTGCTCACAATGCTATCCGCCATGACTTGCCTCTGTTCAATAAGATTCTTGGCACTGACCTGACCTACAAGAGTTTCATTGATACATTGGCCCTATCTTGGTATCTGAACTTTGATCGACCCAAGCATGGTATTGAGGGGTATGGCATCGACTATGGTATCCCTAAGCCTGTTGTAACCGATTGGGATGGCCTGAACTATGAAGAGTATCAGCATCGCTGCGAGGAAGACGTAAAGATCAACTGGCGTCTCTGGAAAGAACTGCAAGCGAAGATGCTCAAGCTGTATGGTAGCGAGGAAAAGGCTCACCTGTTTATTGACTATCTTGGGTTCAAGATGGACACTGCACGAGAACAGGAACTGGTTAAGGTTCGTCTTGACCTAGACCTGTGCCAGACCTCTTACGACACTCTACTACAGCAGAAAGAAGAGAAGACTGTAGAACTTGCTAAGGCCATGCCTAAGAAGCCTATCTACAAGGAACTGAAGGAACCAGCTAATCTATACAAGAAGGACGGTTCTTTGTCTGTGGCTGGGAAGAAGTGGTTGGATACACTGGTCATGCTAAAGCTGCCACACACCACTAGGGGAATGGTCAACATTCTGGACAAGATCGAAGATGGCAATCCTAGCAGTTCTGATCAGGTCAAGGAGTGGCTGTATAACCTTGGCTGGAAGCCTAATACCTTCAAGTATGTCAAAGACAAGGCCACAGGGAAAGAACGCATGATCCCACAGGTACGCGATGAAGGTGAACTATGCGAGAGTGTGACTGATCTGATCGACAAAGACCCTGCCGTGGGAATTTTGGAGGGTTTGACAGTTATCAGTCATCGTCTGGCTATCTTTAAGTCATTCCTAGAATGCCACAAAGATGGTTGGTTGAAGGCAGAGATTGCTGGTCTTACTAACACTCTACGCTTCAAGCACTCTAAGCCTCTTGTCAACCTACCCAGTATCGACAAGCCTTGGGGTAAGGAAGTCCGTGGATGCCTGTTGCCACCAGAAGGCTATGTCTGGGCTGGTAGTGACATGGTTAGCCTAGAAGACACGACTAAGCGCCACTACATGAAGCCTCTGGACCCCAAGTATGTCAACGAGATGTCTCAGGAAGGCTTTGACCCCCACCTCAATCTTGCCTTGTTTGCTGGTGCTGTAACCCAAGACCAGATCGACCAATACAACGAAGGGAAACTTAACCTCAAACCCCTGCGTAAGAAGTTCAAAGCTGCTAACTACTCCTGCATCTATGGGGTAGGTAAGGCTAAATTGGCTAGGGGTCTAGACATCCCTGTCAAGGAAGCAGAAGCCTTGATCGAAGCCTACTGGAAGCGTAACTGGTCTATCAAACGAGTGTCTGAGACACAGAAGATCAAGATTGCTGGTGATCAGATGTGGCTACAGAACCCCGTGTCTGGCTTTTGGCATAACCTTCGCTCTGACAAGGATACGTTCAGTACACTAAACCAAAGTACAGGCGTCTATGTTTTTGATAAGTGGGTGTCCTATGCAAGAACTCTGGGGGCAAGTGTCGCCTTTCAGTTCCATGACGAAATCGGTTGCCCTGTTAAGAAAGGCAGTGAGAAATACTTCTCAGAGGTCTTGCAAGAAGCTATCCGTTTCACAAACAACGAGGTTAAACTAAATGTCAAACTTGGTATCGACATCCAATATGGAAAAGATTATTCAGCCGTCCATTGACGATTGGGTAAAAGAGAATCTTGATTACTACCCTGATACGGGAAACTTATGGTGGATTAAACGGGGTGCTGGTAGACAGTTTGATAAACCAGTGGGTTGTCTAGGTCGTAAAGGTTATATTGTTGTGGGCTGTCAACACAATGGTGTCTTTAAGCAATCTAGGGCACATCGTATAGCGTGGTTCCTTTATCATGGTGTGTGGCCTAAAGATCAGATTGATCACATAAATAACATTAGACATGATAACCGTATTGTAAATCTGAGGGAAGCAACAGGTTTTGAGAATCAAGGTAATCAGAAAGTTCGTGTAGGTGGGTCTTCTAAATACAAAGGTGTGCATTGGAATAAGGAGGCTAAAAAGTGGCACTCGCAGATTCAGTTAAAGGGGAAAGTATCTTACCTTGGTCACTACGATAATGAAGAAGAAGCGGCACTTGCCTACAACAAAGCCGCCCTAGAGTATTTTGGAGAGTATGCAAAAATAAATGACGTAACCCCTTGACACGGGCATGACCAACACCTATATCATATTTT